AAAGTCGAGATTGACGATGAGGGAAAGCTGAAGGATGCGGCTAACCTCAGAAAGGCAATCAAGGAAGATTGGGGCGATTACATCCAGACAACCGGGGAAAAAGGAGCAAACACGCCTCAGCCCCCGGTAAACAACGGCGGTGGAACAGGAAAGACAAAGGCTGAAATCATGAAGATTAAGGATGCGGCTGAGCGTCAGAAGGCAATCGCTGAAAATCCTGAGCTGTTTGGTCTGCCTACAACAGAATGAGGAGTGAAGAAAAATGGCGAAAGCTAACCTTACAAAGACCGCAAACATTATTGCGGCAAGAGAAGCTGATTTTGTATCAAGATTTACAAACAACTGGCAGGAACTGCGTGACATTCTGGGTGTCCACAGGCTTGTGAAGAAAACCCCGGGCACGATCCTTAAATCCAAATATGCCGAAGTATCCCTTCAGAACGGGGCGATTGGCGAAGGCGAGAGCATCCCGTACTCTCAGGCAAATGTCAAAGAAAAAGACTATGCCCCCATTGTAATGAACAAGTACAAAAAAGGTGTATCCATCGAAGCAATCAACGACCACGGCTATGATGCGGCTGTGCAGATGACTGATGACCAGTTCCTGTATGAGCTTCAGGGCGTTGTTATGGACAAATTTTATGCGTATGTCCAGACTGGAACGCTCAGGGCGATTGAGACAACCTTTCAGATGGCACTTGCTATGGCACAGGGGCGTGTGAGAAACCGTTGGAAAGAGATGAAAAAAGGTATTTCAGAAGTAGTAGGCTTCTGCAATATCCTTGATGCCTACTCTTATCTGGGAGCGGCTGAAATCAGCGTTCAGAGTGCTTTTGGCATGAATTATATTGAAAACTTTCTCGGTTATTCCCGGCTGTTCCTGTCAAGTGAGATTCCTCAGGGATATGTGATTGCTACTCCGGTTGAGAACCTTATCCTGTATTACCTTGACCCGTCCGACAGCGACTTTGCCAGAGCAGGTCTGGAATTCCGTGTAGACGGCGAAACACCGCTCATTGGTTTCCATGTAGACGGCAACTATGACACGCTTGTGTCTGAATCCACCGCCCTTATGGGAATGGTACTGTTTGCGGAGTACATTGACGGCATTGCCGTTGAGTCCATCGGCGATGCCCCGAACATCACCCTCGACAAAGCAGCCGCAAGCGTGGCGGCAGGAAGTACCTTAAGCCTCACGGCAACCACGAAACCTTCAAACGCAACGGTCACATGGGCATCCAGTAACACCTCTGCGGCAACAGTGTCCAGCGGTACAGTAACTGGCGTAGCCGCCGGAACGGCTACGATTACGGCAACAATCACTCAGAACGGTGTAACCTATAAGGATGAATGCGTTGTGACCGTAACCAGTGCAGGAGCGTGATTATATGTATAAGACGAAGGTTTATTTCACCGACCTGAAAGATGACAACCACGAATACTTTCCGGGGGACGAATACCCACGGGAGGGCTTTAAAGTGACTGGGGAACGTCTTGAAGAGCTGTCAAGTGACAAAAACCGCCGGGGCTGTCCGCTGATTGAAAAAGTATCGGAGGAAGTCGCCGAAGAGCCGAAAAAAACCAAAAAGAAAAAGGACTAAGGAGGTGCGGAGATGCTGACCGAATTATGCCAAGAGGTGCGGAACTGGTTTGACAGAGATCAACCGAAATTTTACGGTAGTTTCGTCATTCAGGGACAGACAATCCTGTTTGACGGGGTTGATATGGCTACACTCTTAAAGCAGGGTCAGTATCTCCGCATTATTGGTTCTACGTTCAATGACGGCGTTTGGAGATTTCCAAGTGATTCATTGACGGATGAGCAGTTTATTGGAAGCATCTGGGCTCTTGCTATCCCGAGGGATTTCATTGCTCTGTCGGAAAAAATAGATGCTTGGAATGAAAAATACGGCGGTATTGACTCGCAGGCAATGTCACCATATAACAGCGAGTCATTCGGCGGTTATAGCTACTCAAAGTCAACAGGCAGTACATATCAAGGCGGTAATGACGGAGCAGGGACTTGGCAGAATACTTTTGCCAAAGAGCTAAACCGATACAGAAAGCTTTTGCTTTAGGAGGTGCATATGTCTTTATTGAGCGAAGCAATGGAATCCTGCGTGATGATGGATAAGCACACTGAGTCAGACGGATACGGCGGTATTATAACGCAGTGGCAGGACGGAGCACCTTTTGAAGCGGCGATTGTTTACGACAGTTCCATGAGTGCAAGGGTAGCAAGCGTTCAGGGGGTTACGGCGTTGTATACAGTCACCACAGCAAAGAACATAAACCTTCAATACCACGATGTTTTCAGAAGGATGTCTGACGGCAAGATTTTCCGGGTGACTTCTGACGGGGATGACAACCATACGCCGTCAAGCGCAACGCTTAATATGCGGAATGTGAGCGCAGAAGAGTATGAGGTGACCGATGGATAAATGGCAAACACTTCAGAGCTTCTGGGAATCGTTTGGTATACCTGCTTACGATGAGCAAACAACATTCACTGACGGCGATGAGCCGTCTTTTCCACATATAACCTATGAGGGAACAACGGGAGTGTTCGAGCAGGTTTTGACTCTTAGCGCATCCCTTTGGTATAAATCCTCTTCATGGGCAGAAATAAGCCAGAAGGCTGATGAGATAGTGAGGTATATTATTACTCACGCACCGCTTACAATTCGGACAAACGGAGGATATTTCTGGGTGAAAACGCCATTAGGAATCCCGTTTGCGCAGAGGATGGACAGCGGTAACGATAAAATCAAAAGAATTGTCATTAATATAGAGGCAGAGTATCTGACCTCATACTGATATAGGAGGAAAAGATGGGAATAGCAACGGTGATTCCTGCTTCAACGTTTGAAGAACTTCAGTTGGATGCGGGCGTGCTTCTTAAAAACTTTGACCCGGAGAGATCGGGCACTGAAATTAGCGACAGTGACATCATCTGCGCGACTACTGGCGGAATCAATATCTCTTGTGTTCCGACATACAGTGATTTCGGCGCAGACATTGACAACTGTCCGAACAACACAAAAGAACTCAAACATCTTGACGGTTGGGATTGCAAAATTACTACAACTGCCGTTTCGATCTCTGAGGACATGTTCCGGCTGGCACTTGGTGCGGCATCGCCATCAAGTGCGGGAAGTGGAAGGAAATATGTACCAAATAAAAACCTGAATGTCAGCAAGGATTATCAGGATGTTTGGTGGGTTGGAGACATAGCTGGCGGCGGTCTTGTGGCGGCAAAACTCATCAATGCTTTATCCACGGGTGGATTTAGCTTAAAAACCACAAAAAACAATAAAGGACAGTTAAGCATCGAGCTTACAGGACATGTATCCATTAATGCGCAAGATACCATGCCAATGGAATTCTACTCGATTCCCGGTGCTGGTGCATGATTAACGGAGGTTGAGGATGAGATTATCGGATTTTGAAAATGAGGAAGCTATAGATCTGTTAGCGGAAATCATTGACCCGGCTGTGGATATTATGAGCGATGCTGATATTGTGAATATTGTCAGGTCGGGAAAGCCGTCAATTTTAGCGGTAAAAAAAGCCCTTAAAGACCATAAACAGGCTGTTGTAAGTATGGTGGCTATACTCCACAGGAAAACGCCAGAAACAGTCAAATTTACGCTTCCTACACTGATTAAAGACCTGCTTGATATGTTCAACGACCCGGAGATTAAAGCGGTTTTTCGATTGGGCAGTCCAGAGAAGCAGTCCGAGTCTTCTGGCTCTGCTACGGAGACTACAGAGGATCAAGGAAAATAAAACCATTTATGCGGTATGTCACGGCACGGATCAGTCAAAACACCCGTGATGAGACATACCGTATTTACGTTACGGACATATTAGCGGCATCAAATCATGCCGAGCTGAGATACTACGATTTGGCTAACCTTGGAGCGGACAGACCGCAAAAGGAAGTTTCCGGGAAAGAAATCATAAGTAGGATTAAAACGGCATTAAAAAACACGGGAGGGGGTGAAGAATAGTGGATGTTTTTGATTTAAGTGCCAAAATAACTCTTGACACGAGCGACTATAGCAAAAGCATTGCCGATGCTGGCAACGATGCAAAAAGTGCGGGAAGCAGGATTGAGAATGCGTTAAAAAGCGCGTTGAAAGTCGGAGTCGCTGCCGCAACAGCTTTAGGGGCAAGCATAACAGGGATTGCGGCTACTTTTGTGAAAAGTGCGGGTGAAATTGCATCATACGGCGACAACATAGACAAAATGTCACAAAAAATGGGCATATCTGCACAGGCATATCAGGAATGGGAAGCTGTAATGCAACACAGCGGAACGTCCATGGAAACCTTAAAAGCAGGAATGAAAACATTAGCAAACGCTGTTGAAACGGGTAATGACGCATTTGCAAGGCTTGGGATTACTCAGGAAGACATAGCGAGCATGGACAATGAGCAGTTGTTTGACGCCACTATAAGAGCATTGCAAAATGTCGATGACGAAACAGAACGCACATATCTTGCAGGGCAGTTGCTCGGACGTGGCGCGACTGAGCTTGGCGCGCTGCTGAATATGAGCGCGGAAGAAACAGAAGCTATGCGCGCAAGGGTTCATGAGTTGGGCGGTGTAATGTCTGATCAAGCTGTTAAAGATGCGGCGACCTATCAAGATAGCTTACAGGACATGAAGACTGCTATCAGCGGATTAACGAGAAATATTACATCTGAGTTTCTGCCCAACCTCACGTCAATAATGGACGGAATTACAGAAATATTTTCCGGAAATGGCGATGACGGAGTATCACTGATCACAAAAGGAATAGATGATTTAGTGCAAAATATAATGTCGGCATTGCCGCAGATAGAGGAGACAGGTGGTCAAATATTGTCTGCTCTTGCAACTGCTATTGATAGAAACCTGCCTACAATTATTAATGCAGGAACGCAGATTATATCTAATGTACTTACAGGCATTATTGAATACCTGCCGACATTTATTGCGGTTGCCGCTCCTGCGCTTATAAAAGCACTCGGGGATGTTACTATCGCGGTTGTAAGTACTTTACCGTCAATACTTGACAGTATAGCGACTACAATTTCAAACGTAATAGACACAGCAAGTAACTATCTCAATGAAAAAAGTCCTATTTTAGGGACTGCGTTTGATACAGTGGTTAGCACTGCGAGTGAGGTTTTCAATACTTTTTATGGGTTAGTTACAGAAACGGTTGTACCCGGCATAAAAGAAGCGTGGGGAACGGTATCTGATAAATTAGCAGAGGTTTTTGAAGCAATAAAGGGGTTTTGGGACTCTACGCTCAGCCCGGTCTTCACAAACCTGTGGATGACAGTAACGGAAACGATCGCGCCAGATGTTGAATCGGCATTCGCGACAATAGGCGATATTATATCAGGTGCATTCAGCACAATAGAATACGTCTGGAATGAGGTTTTAAGCCCCGTATTCACCGCTATATCAGGCGTTGTTAACGGTTTGATAGATACGTTCAGGGCGGCGTGGGAAGAGAATATATCACCCACAATAACAAGCGTATTTAACACGATAAATACGGCGTGGACAGAAACGTTGCAACCTGCACTGCAGGGATTGATTGATACTGTAATGACCGAAGTAGTGCCTAAAGTAGCTGACACTTTTACGACCATTATTGAACCTGCAATATCCGGGGCGTTTGCCCTTATACAGGATGCATGGGAAACGGTTCTGAAACCTGCCTTTGAAGCTATTGCGGAGTTTATCGCTGATCCTGTAATCCCGACAATCGAACAGCTTGCCACGTGGTATTCCGACATCCTTGAAAAATACATAAAACCTCTTGCTTTATACTTGGGTGGAGAGTTTATGGAGGTTTGGGAAGGCATAAAGAAGTTTTGGGAAGACCACATTTTGCCAAATATCAAAACTTTAGGCGAAAAGTTCACCGAATTCAAAGAAAAAGTTATTGAGCCAGTCGCTAAAGTAGTTGGTGAAGTGCTTGTGGAAGCGTTCACGGGAATCCGTGATTTTTGGGAAAAACAATTAGAACCTAAAATCACAAATTTATCGGAAAACTTCACAAAATTTAAAAATGACATACTGATCCCACTCGCAGGATACTTAGGCGATAAATTCAAGGAAGCGTGGGAAGGAATAAAAAGATTCTGGGAAGATTATCTCAGCCCGGCAATCGAAACATTGAGTGAAGGATTCAAACTGATCTGGAATGAAGTGTTAATTCCTATTGGTGAGTTTTTGGGAGAGACTTTCAAAAATGCATGGCAAGGCATACAGGAATTCTGGGATGGTGGATTAAAAGATGCATTGGACACCCTAAAAGAAGGCTTATCATTCTTATGGAATGATATTTTGAAACCAGTTGCGACATTCATCGAAGGAACGTTCAAAAGGGCATTCACTGTGATTTCAAACTTCTGGTCTAATACACTTGAGCCAACAGTCGGAAAAGTAACTGATAAGTTTGGCGCGTTTTGGGAAAAAGCGCAGGGGCTATGGGAGGCTATAGAGACCTTTTTCACGCCAATAATAGACGGTTTATGGCTAGCAATGAACGATCTTTGGGGCATTTTCTCAAACGTTGCCGACTTTATCGGAAATATCTTCACGGGGGCGGTTTCAGGAGCGCAGAGCGTAGTTGAAGGATTGATAGGAATAGTACAGGGAGCATGGGATGCCCTAAGCAATTTCTTGTCATTTTACAACAGCAATCATCAGGCGGTAGTCTCTGCTAATCAAACGACTGGCTATATCACTAATCCATACCAAAACCTGTTTTTTGCATCTGGCGGTACATTGCACAACGGCGATGTTGGTATCGTTGGCGAAGCTGGTGCGGAACTACTTGAGATGCACGGTGGCACAGCAACCATTACGCCAATTAAAGGCGGCAGTCCACTGTCTTCAGGACGCGCAAACCAGAATTTTACCTTTAACATATACACTCAGCCCGGTCAGGATGAGGCAGAAGTGGCAAGGCAAGTGCAGAGACAGTTTATGCTGTGGGAACGGCAGAAGGAGGCGGCTAAAGTATCATGAG